TTTCCTTGAGGCCCCCTGAGGGGTCGAATTCACTGGACTTCCCCAGGGAAACCCTGGCGGCATTAACCACCAGGATATGCGTTGGAGTGTTGTTCACTCGTGTTGCTGTGATATATGACCTTGGGTTTCCCTAAGTTATATCTACTATTTCACAAGTATCCCCTGTACAACTCAATGTCTGGGAGCCTGTGGTATTATCCTCTTCTTCATACTCCATAAGTTCTGACCAGTCAATATCTTTTGGCATACCATCTTGCATTTCTTGGTATTCTTCTTCGGTTACCTCCTGATAAGGGGCTTGTACATACACATTATCCGTGTGTGGTAGAAATGCGATTCCAGATACTTCCCTAAAGTTATTAAATACCCAGGCACCCACACTAATCCACTCCTCGGGCTTGACGTAAACAGTGATACTGGGGTTATGTTCGCACCAATACTGCTTATAGACCATCCAAAGTTCCAGCTGGTCTAGGGCAGACACATCGGCTACAACCGTGGAACCCTTTGGAGACTCCGTAGGGAAACTAAATACAGACACATGTTGCTCAGCACCCTTCGCAGGCTCGTGAGGTACCCCTTTGTCCTTGAGGAACTTAGTCATAGGATCTTGGTTGTCACCCCTTACTGTTCTAATGTAGTAATCAGAGAATCTGGGGTGAATTCCAGAAGAACAATCCACAAGTTGAGACACAGTACCAGAAGGCTTTACACAGGTAACCGCAGCGGCTTGGTTAATACCCAACATACTAGCGTACTCTTTGTTAGTAACAACCGCTATACCCTTAAGATACTGTAGACTACTGGCTAAACCTTGGTTCTCAAGGGTCATCAAAGGGTTGTCCATAATCCCCGTCAAGGATACACCTAGGAGACGTTCCTCCTCTACATTCTCTTGCCACTCCTTACGAAGATGGGGGAAGTAACTGTAGCTAGCCTGGATAGTTCCTAAGATAGCCGCTAGGCGTACCTTGTTACCCAAGGTCTCTATAGTGTCCCATGACCTTACTACGGCCTCACTGAGGTTACAGAACTGCATGGGTCTCAAAAGGATTTCACCACAGGGGTTAGTACCGAAGTCATGTAGGGGGTTGCGTCTATTGGTTCTCTCTGCTTGGTTAACAGCTGCAACCCTGTTGAAGATACCCCGTTCACCAGATCCAGATTCCATAAGTGACAACCACTCTCTCAGTAATGACGCAGGGTCTGGATTCTCTGTATAAGCCACAGAATTATTAGCCATATACCGTTGGGTATCTGTATCTTGCCACCCTGTGCCTGACTTAGCGGTCCTCATACGGTTATCAGATAGGTTAGACAGACAAATTAAGGCAGACCTACGGACACCACCTGCAACCACAATTTGACCAATCTTACACATAATATCGTGTACCTCTAGGGAGTTTAACTTACGACCTTGGGCACGCTTAAAGGTCAACACTAGAAAGTTAAAAAGCTCTACTAATGGCCCTGGTCCCGAAGATCTACCCCCAAAAACCTTCAGCCTAGCTCCTGCTGGTCTAACTTGAGAAACCTCCCAGGTAGGGACAATACCTGAGTACAGACAATCCACCACCTCGTCGACAGCGTGTGCCCAACCCTCTTTAGAGTCCTGGACTACAACACAGGAAGGATACTCATTGCCCTCCTCAAAGTGTGGTACCTCAGGTAACTTAGAGATATACTGACGTTCAACAGAGTAGCCAACCCCCGTGCCACACATAAGGGTATTAGTAGTTTCCATAAACACCTTGGGGTGGTCTACGGCAACGTAGGAACAATTGTATCCAGCCGTGTTATCTCGGTCAAACGCGGGTCCAGCGGTCATCATAGCTCTCATAGAGGGCATAACCTCTAGGTTAATAATAGCTTCTCGTAGTTCCTGGTAGTCCTTAGAGGACACCTTGTCCCCCACGATATTAACCATATACCTGTCTACAGTCTCTTCCCAGGACTCCCTACGCCCTTCTTGTGGTAGCCACCTAGCGTAACGGCTCGTAGCAATGAAACGTTGGTAGTCTGTCATCTGTGTTGTCATTAAAAGTTTTCTCCGTAAAGTTTCTTCATTGTTTTTGTTGATATAAATTCGGGTTCGTAGTAACCATTCCTCAGTTCCCTTTTGATTAATACCCCAGACCACCAGTCATCATTGGACTGGCCAGCCCATTGTTCCTTAGATCCTTCGGAACACCCCACTACAGCACCTATAAGACCACTAGGGTGTACTCCGTCTTTGAAATACATGTCCCTCTTGTGAGTATGTCCACAAGTGCTACTCTTATACCTGTTCTGTAGTAAAGCGTATGATCATAGTAGGCAATAGCGGGTGCCCCGTATTGGTACTCGTGGTATTCGTCGAAGTGTCTACTCGTGTTGAGGTGATCAAAAGAGATACCGTGGGTATTTCCCGACAGTCTTGGGTCTACCTCTAGGGCTACCTTGATCCTGTGTTCATGGTTCCCTTCGAAACCTATGAAGAATGGCATAGCCTTTTTGTTGTACCTAAATTTGTGCCTAATCTTCTCCTGACTATCGTTATAACTACTAATATCTGCTTGGTAATTTTGACCTAGAATATTAGTAGGTTTTTTATTGTCGTATTGGTTAAGGCTGCACATATCAGCACCATCCCCAAGGTCTACCACATAGTCTGGCTTAATATCATACAGTAAGGAGCTTAACCAGTGAAACCTCTCATTGGAAACCTCTGGCTTAGCGTGTGCGCATGAGAAGACTACTGCGGTCTTCCCCTTAGTATCTACTAACATTAATTCATCCTATCTTTATAATTCCTTATCTCACTCCCAGGGGGTAGCTCAGTTATAACCGGCTGTATGTCCTTCTCAAAATGTTTAGAGAGTCTCAAGGGTATATCACTACTGGGATACACCATAATTACATCCATTACGACATCCCCTAGGGAGACCTTACAGTGTATTACCCAAGGTTCTCCTAGGAGGTCTTCGTAAGGATAGGGATAGGGATCCTCTAAGAGACCCCAAATAACTACCTTAGGCTCACTCATTTAACCACTCCTGTGGTATGAGTTTATCCGCATACTTGAAACCATGGCGATCACACCATTGACCATACGTAGTCTTAGACCCCTTGTAGATTTTACCCCTGGAATTTGAGAAGACAAATCTAATGTCTAACTCAGGATGCTGCTTCTTAATAGCCAAGTGTTTTTTACGGTCATACGTAGTGAACCTACCTTTAGCCTCAATGATAATACCGTTGGGTAAGTGAAAATCTGGTAAGTACTTCCTTACCTCTCCGATAGACCAAGATAGGGTACTAGACTCATAATCATAAGGCACCCCCTTGGCATCTAGGTCAGAGCCGATGTTTTTCTCTAGCCCACTTCTGTATTTATTGGGGGTTGCCAAATTTGTCCCTCCTCTCGTCTTAACCAAAGTAACCTAGCATTCTCTACTAGGTAGTCCTGTTGATCTTCCCCATATGCTTCTCTCACACGACAATACATATCCCACTCTGTAGTAGCCCCCTCCAGGATACTTGCTGCCTTAACAGGCCCTACACGGTGTAACCCTTTAATATTGTCAGCTACATCCCCTGTTAGTATTTGGGTGTAGAAGAACTTGGTAGCTTCTTGTGGGCTAAGTTTAGTCCAAGAGTTGTGCATCGTATTAAAGTGCCAACAGGGCAACTGTAGAAAATCCTTGTCTACGGACACGACCACACACTGGTAGTCTAATTCGTGAGATCTCTTAGAAATTAGGTCATCTGCTTCCTCGTCAACAGAGGTTATAGCACCGTAGTGACTACACAAGTGATCTCTACAGTATACAAGGGCCAGGGGCTTAGCAGAAGAAGACCTGTGACCTTTGTACACATGTGTCTTAGCTATCTGATTTCTAAAGTTGGTACTCCCTGTTAAGAAGAACTCCCCCGTTGACCTTTTTAACCTAGTGCCATAAAACTCCTCTTCCAGAGATAACACTTGAGTATTTTCAAAAATAGAACTAATGATGGGTTCCAAAACATCCCCAACCATAAACATCTTGGCGTGAATGGAGGTGTTGCTCACAGTATCCTCAGTCCAACCCAAGACACTTGCAGCTCTATAAGCTAGGATATCCCCATCAATCAAGATGGGGACTCCGGTTACTGGGGGCTTATTTCCCATCAGTGT